AGTTCTACATCAGTCATTTACTGTTTCTCCCTATAGGACAGCTTTTATATTTAATTTAATATAACATACTAAAGTATATTATAGGTATATTATACCATATTTTTATAAGAAAAGCAAGGATTATTTTCGATGTCTTGCTGTTTTCTTTGCTATTTTTTTAGGTTGGCTACTAAATTGCTTACCTGCTTTGGTGTCAGCGCGTTTCTTGCGTGACGTAGCGGCATATTCCTTCTTAGTTAGAGAGTCCCTCGCCTTTTTAGGCAGATAACGCTCACCTGTGGCCTTCTTACCCTGAGTACTGGGTTTACCTGACTTAGTTCCCCAATCTTCTTTAGTCCACTTAGACAAAGATTTCTGGGCTTTAGTCTTAGCCCCAGTGTAACCTCCTCCTGCCTTCTTGTAGCGTTGGGTGGCTAACTGAGCCTTACGTGCGGACCACTGACCCGCTTTACCACCCTTAGAACCTGCCTTGACTGCGGCTACAATTCGTTTCCACTTAGCTTCGTCTGTCCTAGCCATTATCGTTTTTTAGTAGTTTTTGCGCGAGGCAATCTTTTACTAACTTTTACTGTTTTCATGGGTGTTTCTTTTTTCTTAGCAGTTTTATTTTTCTTTGGTGGTCTGCCTACTTTACTACCGTATGTACCTTTACCGTATGGCATAATAGCCTCCTGTTTTGTTTCATATAATGTACAATGTATACTCTAGTTTACATAAAGTGTACGTTTATGGCACTTTTATGTACATATAAATGCACTACCATTTAGTTTTATCTGCCCAGTATGCCGCAGACATTTTGCCCTTAGAAATGTTTCTACCGTGTCGAGCCTTAAAGGACTTACGCTTTGCCTTCATACGTGCAGATTCACCCGCTTTGGGTTTTCCTGCGGTTTTTGCTCCCTGTTCTCCAAACCTAATTGTCTTGATTTTGTCACCCTCTTTCGCCACAACCACATGGCTTTTCTTCGGGTGATTGGGGGTGCGTTTCGGTTTATTATAGCCACTTACACCTGCCCTAGCTAGCCTTGGGTCTTTTTTTACCGGCATTTTTCGCTCCTGTATTTTCAGTCATTTGTTTCTCAAGCTGTGCAATCTTTTTAAACAGTTCCTCAAACTTTACATTTACTTGAGCGACTACGTGTTCTAAATCTTTATTGCTGACCATCAATAGGTAATCCTTGTGGTTGCGGTTGTGGTTGAGGAACTACTGGTTGCGCCTGTCGAGCCGCCTGTTGAGCAACATTGCCTTCTTTTACTGCCACCTCACGTTCTTTGAGTAACTGCTCTGAGATTTTCAGACGTTTTTCAAACTCTTTATCATCAGCGTCACCCGCAGTTAGGTTGCTAGACACCGCCTTGATGCGGTCAATCTCCAACTCCTGTGGGATAGCCCCTGCTTCAACCTGCATCTTCTGCGCTCTAGCCTGTGACTCAATCGCCTGACCTTTGAGTGCCGCAGTTTGTGATTGTTGAAACTCAAGCTGTGCTTGTTGAGTAGCCATAGCCAACTGCTGTGCCTGTGGGTTAGGCTGATTGGCTTGCTGTAGGGCGGCCACTAGTTGCTCACGGTTAGACAGATTCATATTGTCTACAATGGACATAATCAACTGAGAGTACATTGGGCTGTCTGGCTTCATGGTTTGTAGCAACTGCACAAGCTGTGTTACTTCGTACTCACGGGCAATGATGCCTAGTGAGCTAGAGGTATGGAACTTGTAGTCTGCGACAGGGTACTTTTCTGGATTAAACTGCATATACCTGTGCGCGGCTTTGGTTACAAAAGGAATCAAGAAAGATTCTTGGAAGTTAATCAAGGTACGCTTGTGTCGTTTGATAATAGCACCAAGCGACATAGAAATACCTGCGGCAGTAGCGTCACCATTAATAGAACCAGAGATACCCGCAGAGTCGATAGCACCTGTAGCGGTTTGTACCATCTTCTGTAGTTCGTTAGCCTGTGCAAAGGTAACTTGACTTACGTTACCAAAGTTAAGGGGCTGTAAAACTTCTCTGGGTGAGCCATTGGTTAGGATGGTCTTACCTGCGCGTACTTCCGTTCTAGCCCCTCTTGGCATACGTGTAGCGTCCATAGCCATCATTGGGTGGATAGTCAAAGCAAGAGCATCGATTCTAGCGCGTATTTCAGCGTCTAACGCCTTTTGGCTGTTGTAGCCTTTCTCACATACTCCTCTGCCCCAGAAACGGCTAGGAACGACATCCCAAGGGAATGCGACAACAGGTCTATCGCCCATCATGTAGGGGTTCTCTTCTGCTTTAAGTAAAACACCATCATTAGCGACAACAACAATGGCTTCTACATAGTAGCTTGTGTCGTCATCGTCAAACTCTACAGCCTCTGCGTCTTCAACCTCAGAATCCTGTGCTTCTTTTAATAAATGACGAGGCACTAGACCGTAATATTTGGTTAGGCGTACTTTATCGTCTTCATATACCGACAGGTCTTTGTCTGGCTCAATGTCAAAATCCGGTGCGGCTAGACCAACAACCACATCACGGTAGACACCCTGCTCCTGTAACTGCTCAATCAAATGAGTGGGTACAAACTCATCTACTGCACAGCCCAATGCTTCGTCTATAGAAGTAGCTAGGGGGTCAATAAGGAAGTTCTGGGGCATAACAGGACGTAGTTTGACGCAAGTCATGTCTACAATGTTTACACCCACCGCTGTTAGCTCACCACCCATGACAGGCTGTGTAGCAGGTTGAAACTCTTTTTCTTCTTCCAGTACAACTTCCGCAACACCTGTACCAAAAACTGCCGCATTAATCAAGCACTCTGCAACACTCTTACGGACTTTGTTCTTTTTGAAGTCTTTGTACAGGGTTTCACGTAGTAAAGCAATATCACCTTTTTCAGTGTCTGCAACATCGTCCTCAATGTCAAACCATCGGCCACGCCCAAAGGTAGCTTCCTCTAGTTCTGCTACAGAGGACTCCACGGCTTGTTGTAGGGCGGGGGAGATAATACGAGAACGCTCTGTGTCTCTGGTTCTGTCCTCTGCCGACCACTGTCCACGCCATAAACGGTAGTATTCGTCAAACTTTTGTGAGTAATTAGACTCAAAGTGGTCACGCCAACCTTGACATTTGTTAATTACCCAACCTTCTAGTGTTTCTTCCAGTACAAACTGGTCTTTATCGTCATATAGCATATTAGTACCCTGCATACGCATCTAATAGTTGATATTCTTCTTCAATGTAATCCGACATATAGGCTATATTGGCTAACTGGTCTATATAAGCCAAAGAGTCAATTAAGTCATCATGCACCATTTGGTTTGGAAACTGAAACAACTCGTCTAAGAAGGTAGCATTCCACTCTCCTTTGTTTAAAGTTATCTTTCCGTGTTCAAATCGTCCTTGTAATGCCCAGACAATCCTGTCCGTCTTCTTCTTATTGCCGTGAGTTAGCTCGTCAACCCTAAAAAACCGTTGGTTGCTTTTCATTAAATCATTTAGGTAGGGATATACAGCGTTCTTTAACGCTCCTTTTTCAATCCCGACAGCCACTGGTCTATAATCTCTAACTGCGTCAAAGATTTTTCGTGCTGTTTCTTGAACTCCCCATCTTCCGTGGATAATGTCGGCAACCCACCAACCGTCTTCATTTGCTTTGACCACTGAAATAGCTGTTTGGTCAAGTCGCTTTGTCTTGGTTGTGACTTTAGCCACATCTGCAAAACCCGCCAAATCCACTGATATGTAGAATTGACCTGTATCTGGCTCTTCTTCGCAGAATTGGATGTGTTCTTCTTTAAATAGCTCACTGCCTTGCGCCTCAAAGGATGCCATAAACTCCTGTCGGAAACTAAAGGATGACATAGACTTCTTAGCCGCCTCAATCTCCTCTGGGTCTAACAGGGGGTTGTCGTAGCTTGTAAAGTGGTATCCGCTAAATGTATCGTCTTTCGATACACAAGCATACGTATATAAGTCGTAGAAGTGATTACGGCCCATTGGCGTACCAATGAACAGCGCATCACCCTTTTGGTCAGCCAATGCAGGGCGTAGGATTTGCTCCCACACCTCTGGCTTCATGTCAGCGTACTCATCCATAACAAGGAACTTCAGACTGACACCACGCATGGTTTCCGGTCTGTCTGCGCCTTTAAGTGCTATGGTTGCCCCGTTGACTAGCTTTATCTGTAGGTTGTTGACATGACTAGAGTCGATTACAGGGTGGCCTATCTCCAACAGTACTTGCCACATAATGTCCCTAGCCTGACCCTGAGTAGGGGCTACGTAGAACACATGGCCTTTCTCTGTCTGTAATGCCCGAATAATTAGCATCCAAGCGGCTAGCCTAGATTTGCCTGTACGTCTACCTGCGGCAATGACCTTAAAGCGTGTGGGGTCTTCAAAGACCTCTTGTTGCCACGGAAGTAGTGATACGTTTAGTTCAGTCATTATTTTTTAGTTATCACCACGGCTGACCCGCTTATTTTAGCTTTGTTAGGCACGATGTCTACAGTGTATCCACCCCCAAGTACGCTTTCTGTGTACTGCTTCAATTCTTTATTTGTGAAACCTTTTTGATAAGAACCTGTAGATGTAGTAAAAGCGTTTTCTTCTGTTTTTACGGGGGTGGCTTTTTTAGACTTCATACCTGCTTTGGCGGCATTAGCGTCCCATGTTTGTATGAGTGCTTTACCGTCTTTCTTTAAAGCTTTACCTATGTTTAGAACAGCGTCTGCTCTCAGCTTGGGTGGAAGCACGTTTATTACGTTGGTGCTGATTATCTTACCATACGTATTTGCAGGTATGTCAGAAGGTGTATTAAATGTGGGATTAAAACCCTCTTGAGGGAAAGGCTCAAAGGTATCGTCTATTTTAGCCGCCTTTGCGTTAATACCCATACCCGCCCCATAATCTAAAGACTTGCCCGTTGCTCCTAGAGTATCTAAGTAGCTAGACACTTTAGTCGCTGTTCCTACAGTGTTGGCTCTTTGGGTTGTCTGTGAGGCTCTGTTGGCTTGTATTGCCTCATCTCCCGCCTTCCTGCTTAATCTAGCGGCATCACCCATCGCTCCCACTAAAGGGAGAACAGACAGAGCGTTTACACCTGCCGCACCATAACGGCCTTGACCTAACAGCTCAGGAATCTCCGCTACAGCTTTAGCGTCACCAATAACAGGCATGACATCAGTAAGCATACCTAGAGCCTGTTTACCTTGTTTAACCGTGGGAATGGGGCGTATATTAGGGGGTAGATAGCTTGCCATAGGGCTTCCTTAGTATGTCCACATTACAGGAGATTCATTACCGTCAAGGTCGCGGATGTCAACATGGACAAAGCTACTAGCAACTCCAATTCCTGAAAAGCCCATCTTGATAGCCTCCTCAACAATTCTAAACCGTTGCACACCATCTCTGACTTTAATATCTGCGGCAATACCTTGGGCATGGGTTCCTGCTTTCTCCTTTTTTGCTTCTATGGGGTGGTCTTCTGAACGATAACCACTTGTGATGACAAAAGGGAATCCACACTTTGCACGTAACAAATCTAACTTCAATAAGAGTCTATCACTAATCTCATTCTCTCCTGTGTACTGACAGGCAAACTCTTCTCTAGTGAAATAATCTAGGTCTTGATTTATATCATACATCTGTGTATTCCCCTTCAATGGGTTCTTCTCCATCACCGCTTATGACGGTAGTATCGCCACCGACACCAGTGATGTTAATCTGTATGGCTGACTTCCCTGCGCCTTTGACAACATCCTTTTCAAACGCTCCTACAGGGACAATCCTATCAACTATGAGCTTCCAAGCCGCCGCCTGATGTTTATGTTCATCGTTTAGGGCCGCGTCAAATATTGACTCCAACACCTTCCTAGACTTAGGCGATGTCAGCATCCTGCTCTTGTATTCGTTGATTATCGCGGCATCACCTTTGGGCCGCCCTCTGGATAAACCAGTCGCACCCTTCTTTCTTGACACCACATCTGATTTCTTTGGCCGCCCCTTCCGCTTCGCGGTAGGAGGGCTATCTACTTTAGTTTCAGCCAATGGACTCTCCTTAAGTTATCTTAAGTATCCTTAGGCTAGCTTTTCTATTTAAACATTAAAGTTAAATAACTAAGGCTACTTAAGTCTACTTAAGGCTCTGAATTATGTCTTTACTATGTTAAATATTATAGCATACTTTTAAGCAAAAGTAAAGAACTTTCTTCAAAAACATTAGACTTTTTGTCCTTCTCTGGTCATACTTAAGATGACCCTTTTACCCTTATTGGTCACCTATATCCCCGCCTTAAGAATACTTAAGGAAAACAACAACTTAGAGGAGAGACATAGGTACTTCTTTTTTTTCCAATTTTAGTCTTTTTTGTATGCCGTAGGGTACAGTAACAATCTCCAGATTCCGTCAGGCCCCCCGCCCCCCTAAAAGTTATCCACAGGTTATCCACAGGTTTATCCACAATTAGCCTGGTCAGGCCAAAGTTATCCACAGGTTATCCACAAGGATATCCACAGGCCAGCGTGACTAGAATCCTTAAGGCGGTCACGGGTATTTCTGGAAAGTTAAGCGTGTGTATGCTAGAGGATACCTATAGCCCTACCACAGTAAGACAATACTAGTCTAATGGTTTATATCTATAACGTATCCCTATGTCATAGTCTATGCTTATATGGCTCTATATGGCTCTGTATTGCCGTCTAAGGGCTTTACTAGTTCACCTATACTAGTGCATTACTAGGGTAGCGTTTGTCTATAGTCCATTAGGTTATAAGGTCTACTGTTTATATAATATCTTGGTATTAGACACTGCTACCTATATTAGTATAATGGGCGAACATTAAACAGATATAGAGGTATATACAATATGATTAATATCAAAATACTAGTAGATAATGCGATTAGCTCAAACACCGATGCTTATAAAGACAGCTTTAGACAGTCTTTAGAATGGGAGCAGAATCATACTGACTATGAATATGCGGAAAAATGGGCTTGTACGTTTAGACACGAGTACAGGGCGATATCCGACACGT